ATCAGTTTCAGCAGATGTTCGGCGGTCGCGAGGGTGGCCTGTTCGGGACGCCCGACCTCGCGCCGCTCGAGCATCCGGAGCCTGGCGAGACGACGCTCGATCTCAACTTCCGGGCGATCCAATACGCGGATCTCGCAGGCGACTGGTTCGGCGTCCGGCGCCCCGCCAGCGTGGTCAGACCCAAGGGGCCCAGCCTTCCCTATGGAAACGTCGACCGGATCAAGCCGCTCCGGCCGGACTGGACGGTCATCGTGCTCGGCTCGCGGCAGAAGCGCGATCCGATCGAGCTTTCACAGGACCCTGACGCTGAGATCATCGGCTTCGGCTACACGCCCGAAGGGCCGAGGTCCGGCAAGGCTGTCATCGCCTACGGTCGCGAGGAGGTCGCCCACTTCCACCCGAACACAGGACCCCTATCGCGCTACCGGGGCATGCCGCTGATCCTCGCGGCGTTGCCCGAGATCCTCGCGGACAACGGATCCACGAGCTACAAGCGGGCGTTCATGCGCAACGCCGCGACGCCCAATCTCGCGGTCTCGTTCCCGCCCAATTGGGACGAGGCCAAAGCGAAGAGCTGGCTCGAGCAGTTCGAGAAGAAGCACAGGGGCGCGACGAACGCGTTCAAGACGATGTACCTGGGCGGCGGCATGACCGTCGCACCCGTCGGAACCAACTTCAAGGACATGGCCTACAAGGACCTCGCCGGCACCATGGAGACGCGGCTGGCCGCGGTCGTCGGCATGCACCCGGTCATCATCCCGTTCTCGGAGGGGATGGCTGGCTCAGCGATGAACGCTGGGAACTACGGCGCCGCGAAACGCAGCACGAGCGACATCACACTGCGCTACCTCTGGCCGAACATGTGCGGCTCGCTCGAGACGATCATCCCGGCGCCGACGGGAGGGACGCGACTCTGGTTCGACCAACGATCGGTGCCCTTCCTCCAGGCCGACGTGACCGACCAGGCCAGCGTCATGCAGGCGAACTCGGAGACGATCGGGCGCCTGGTGAACGAGGGCTTCACACCGGCGAGCGTCGTGGACTATGTCAGCTCGGGTGATGTCACCCGACTCGTCCATACCGGCCTCGTCAGCGTCCAGCTCCAGCCGCCCGGTAATACGTTGCCCGCGGCAGGGACGGCAGCGCCGCGGGAGTTCAGCCTCAGCGCCGGCCGGCTGCGCAGGATGATCGGTCAAGGTTGGACGCCGGCCACGCCGACGGACATCGAGATCGTCCGCGACGCGCTTGCCGGAACGACCGTGTCTGACTACCGAGCGACGCGCCGTTTCTGGCCGGCCAGCGGCCCGCTATCGCCCGAGATCATCGAGGGCGCAATCCTCCCAGGCGACGACGCCATGGTCCTCTTGTACCCCTCTCTGTTCGCGCCCGTCGGCACTGGTCAGGTCGCCGTGTCGGTCGATTCGCCGGCTCGCCGTCTCGGCGCGGGCCCGGCCCCAATCGTGACGACGGAGGAGGTCCTCGCGAAGAAGGCCGAGCTGGAGGCCGCCGGGCGGCCGGCTGGCTACGACACGCTGGCGGCCGAAATGGCCGTCTCGCGCGACACGATCCGCCGCCGGCTCAGTGAGATGACCGAGGAACAACGATACCAAGCGCAGGTGCAACGCGACCAGGCGGCTCTCCTCGTGGCACTGGCGGGCCGGTCCACGACGGTCGCATCACCCGTCACGATTGCTCCTGGCGCCGTTCAGGTGGAGGTGAACACCCCCCCCACCAAGATCGAGCCTGGAGCTGTCCAGGTCGATGTTCACAGCGCTCCGGTCACGATCGCGCAGGGCGCCATCACGTCACCGGCTGTGACCGTCAACGTCCCGGAGCGATCCGTCGAACCGGCTCAGGTCCACATCTCGGAGGGCGCGGTTCGGATCGTTGAGCATGTCCCGACGCGAACCGTGATCGATCGCGACCCGGAGACCAACGAGATCACCGGCACGCACGAGGAACTCCTAGAGTGAATGAGCTCTCCGCGGCGCTGATCGTGGCCGAGGAACACGCGGAGCTTCTTCGTGGAGCGCAGGGTGATCCGGGTCCGACGGGCCCCCCCGGCAAGCAGGGACCGCAGGGCAAGCCCGGCCAAGATGGCTTGGATGGCCAGCCCGGCCTCATCTGGCGCGGTCCGTGGCGGCTAACGGCAGACTATGCGCCGCCCGACGTCGTTGAATACCAGGGCAGCTCATATGTGGCCACCGAAGCGTCCAGCGGCGCGCGACCTCTGGGCGTGTCGTGGAAATTGCTCGCCAAGCAGGGCGCCGACGGTAAGCCTGGGCAACATGGAGGGAACGGTGGACCTGGCCCGAGCGGACCGCCCGGCGCCGACGGCAGCGGCATCCCTGACGGTGGCACAACGGGCCAAGTATTGACGAAAGTCTCCGACGCCGATGGCGATGCGGATTGGGAAGACTTGACCGGTGGCGGAGCCGTTCCGATCGGCGGGATCATCATGTGGTCCGGCACCATCGCGGCCATCCCTGCCCCGGACTGGCAGCTCTGCGACGGCACCGCGAACGCACCCGGTCCCGATCTGCGCAACATGTTCATCGTTGGCGCCTCGGCTGACGACGCAGGTTTCGCCAAGACGAACCTGACAGGCTCGCTCACTATCTCCGGCGGTTCGATCACACACTCTCACACCGCTTCGGGCGCGGCCGTCAGCAGCCACAGCCTTTCGACATCTGTGGCGATCGATGCGCACAGCGGCGCGGCCATCTCCGCGCACAGCCTCTCGACCAGCGTGGCGCTCGACGCGCACTCGGGTACCGATGTCTCCACGCACTCGCTGTCCACGAGCGTCGCCATCGACTCGCACGCGTTGTCCACCAATGTGGCGTTGGATGCTCACTCGATCACGCAGCCGGCCTTCTCGGATCACTCGATCACGCAGCCCGCCCTATCGAGCCACAGCCTCTCGACATCCGTCGCCATCGACGCGCATGCCCTCTCGACCAACGCGGCTATCAGCACGCACGCTCTGTCAACGAGCGTCGGCATCGACGCCCATGCCCTGACTACGGATGTCGCCATTGACGCTCACAGCGGGGCTGCCGTCAGCACCCACTCGTTGTCAACGAACGTCGCGGTGGACGCGCACGCCCTCTCGACCAATGTCGCCATTGACGCCCATAGCGGGGCCGCCGTCAGCACGCACAGCCTCTCGACCAATGTGGCGATCGACGCCCACGCGCTGTCGACCAGCGTCGCAATCGATGCCCATAGCGGAACCGCTGTCAGCACGCACAGCCTCTCGACCAATGTCGCGATTGACGCTCATGCGCTTTCCACGAACGTCGGTATCTCGGCGCACGCGGGCGCAGCCGTCTCAACCCACTCGCTGAGCACGAGTGTGGCCATCGACGCTCATGCGCTGTCGACCAGCGTCGGGATCTCGGCGCACGCCCTGAGCACGAATGTAGCGATCGACGCTCACGCTCTCTCGACGAATGTAGCGGTCAGCGCGCACACCCTGTCCACGAATGTCGGTGCCAGCGTTACGACGATTGCCTCCGCGGCATCGGGCACCACGCGAGTCGTGGTCGTGACGACCGCCGTCACGCTCACCCAGCCGGTCGTGTCGGCCCACGCTCTCACCCAACCGGTCGTCTCGGCCCATGCCTTGACGCAGCCGGTCGTCAGTGCCCACACACTGACCCAACCCGTGGTTTCGGCCCACGCGTTGACTCAACCTGTTGTCAGCGCCCACGCGATCACCCAGCCCGATGCGCATGGCGTTACACAACCGGTCGTGAGCGCGCACGCTTTGACGCAACCCGTCGTCTCGGCGCACGCCATCACTCAGCCCTCGGCGCATGCGATTACCCAACCGGTAGTCAGTGCCCACTCGATCACCCAACCGGTCGTTTCTGCACACGCCATCACGCAGCCGAGCGCCCACGCCGTTACGCAGCCCGTCGTGTCCGCCCACACACTGACGCAGCCGGTGGTATCCGCGCACAGCATCACGCAGCCCGTGGTCAGCGCCCATGCCATCACCCAGCCCGCGTTCAGCGACCACAGCCTGTCCACGAGCGTCGCCCTGTCGAGCCATAGCCTCTCGACCTCGGTAGCCATCGCCGCGCACGCCGTGACCCAGCCGGTCGTGTCGGCCCACTCGATCACCCAACCGGCTTTCTCCGCCCACTCGATCACGCAGCCATCGGCCCACTCGATCACCCAACCGGCGTTCAGCGCCCACGCCATCACCCAGCCGAGCGCCCATGCCATCACCCAACCAGCGTTCAGCGATCACAGCGTCACCCAACCGACGATCGCCGCGATGGCGGCTGCGCAGCCGTATTTCGCCCTCGCGTTCATTCAGCGGATGGCGTGATGCACGAGTCCGTTCACTCCTGGGTAGCCGATACCGTGGCGATCGACGGACTCGCGGGACTCTCGACGTTGGAAGTCGGCTCACTCGACGTGAATGGCAGCGTGCGCCAATGGTTCAGCGGGCCGTATATCGGGGTGGACATGCGCGACGGGCCGGGCGTGGATCGGGTGGCGAATGCCCACGAGCTGCCGTTCGGGGACGCCTCATTCGAGGTCGTGGTCAGCACGGAAATGCTCGAACATGACACGGCGCCCTGGCTGTCGCTGCCGGAGATGGGGCGCGTCCTCAAAACCGGCGGGCATCTGCTCATCACGGCGCGCGGGAACGGCTGCTCCGTTCACGACTACCCCGGCGATCTGTGGCGCTTCCTCCCCGATTCGGGGCCGGTGCTCGCCGAGCTTGCCGGCTGCGAGGTGATCGAGGTCCAGGAGGACGCGCTGCTCCCGGGCATCTTCCTTCACGCGGTGCGCAATGGTCGATAGCGTCCTCGTGGCGGCGCCGACCTACCGAGGAAAGCGCTATTGCCTCGTCCACTACATCGAGGCGTACAACGACTTCGTCTATCCCAATCGTGATCTGCTGCTGGTGGACAACACGGGGGACGAAGGGAAGTACGCGGCCTGGATCAGCAAGGAGTTCGGCGTCGGGGTTCGACACATCGAGCCCGAGGCTGAGTTCGAGCACACCTTCACGCGCGCCTGGGAGGTCATCACGGATTACGCGGTCGAGCACATGTACGGCTGGGTCCTGTCGCTCGAACAGGACATCATCGGGCCGCCCCTGTTGATCGACACGCTGCTGAATGCGGCTGCCTACGTTGCCTCGCCGTTCGTGACCCATACCTACCCGTTCCACGACGGGAAACCGGGCTACTACCAGGCGATGGGCTGCACGCTCATGGCGACCTCGCTGCTGGTCCGGGCGATGGACTACGTCAAGGAGGAGGGCTACACGAAGGGGCTGGTGGAAGGCGCGATTTACGAGGTGGCGAGACGCGGAACGCACATCTCGCTGCATGATTTGTTGCCGCTGACGCACCTCGACGGCGACGGCGAATTCCGGCAGTACCGTCCGATCACGGACCCACGGGTGGAGATGATATGACCGTCGAAACGCTGGCCCCGCTCAAGCTCGACCTCGGCTCCTCCACGGGCAGGGTCGCACCGGATTACACAACGGTTGATCTTCACGCACCCGAGGCCGACGTCAAGGCCGACCTCGGCACGCTGCCCTACGAGACAGACTCCGTTGACGAGATCTGGGCGAGCCATTGCCTCGAGCACATCGAGTGGGAGCGCGTCTCCGAAGTATTGGCCGAATGGCTGCGCGTGCTGAAGCCCGGCGCCCCCGCCATCATTGCGGTCCCGAACCTTGACTATGCGGCGCGCTACTGGCTTCACGGCCCGAGTCGCAGCGATGCGTTGCAGATACTCTTCGGGGAGCCCTCTCAGGCAGGAGGGCTCCACAAGAGCGGCTGGTCGCCGGCCTCATTCCGTGCCGAGCTGGAAGCGGCGGGCTTCGTGATCCTCAAGCTGGACATCATCTTTGAAACGCCCGAGACGGTCGTCGGTTCGTTCATCCACGATATGGAGACGATCCGTGCCGAGGTCCAGAAGCCCTTGACAGTGGAAGCGATGCGCATAAACTAGCGGCAACTGAATACCCATCGGGTCGTGCTCTTCGTAGCCAGTCCCGAGATCGTCGGCCTCCACCCGCGCGGAATCGTCCGCACACAGCGCGGCGCTGGAGGCTTTCTCTATGGCCCGCTACGAATACCAGACATCGAAGTCTGGTCATCGGCGCTACGTCCGCGTTGACGACGCACGACAGCCGGCGATCACTGTCCGGCCGACGGTTCGGCCCGTTCCACTGATCGCCGCGGATCTGCACCCCGACCGTAGCGACCACACCAAGGCGCAGCTCGCCACTGAAGCCGACTCGCGCGGCCTCGACACGAGCGGCAATAAGCCCGACATCCTCGCGCGTCTCGAGGCCTCCGATGGCTGACATCGACGTCACGGCCTTGGGCGAAACGGCGCCCGACGCCACGGCTTCCGCGGATCCGATTGCACCTCCGGATCCGAGCGTCATCACCGAATCAAGCACCGACATCGTGATCACGACGGAAGTGCCCGAGTCGCAGATCGAGGTCCGCAGCGTTGAAGAGCGCGAGATCGGGGCGCTGATCGCGCCGTTCGGGGCGATCGTCAATACGCAGATCGGGCTCGAATCGTTCCAGCGCGGCGCCTTCGCCCACGTCGATCCCAAGAAGGTCGTGTTCAAGCTCGGCCATGACGGACCACCGGTCGGTCGCGGCATCTCAATCGAAGAGCGCGCCGACGGCGCGTACATGGCCTTCCGCGTGTCAAAGACCGCTGCCGGTGATGAGGCTCTGACGCTCGCCAAGGACGGCGTGACGCGTTTCGTGTCCATCGAATATTCCCCCCGTGAGAGCAAAGGAGAGGTCGCCTATCGGGACCGCCAGCGGATCACCAACTGGTCGCAGGTTGGTCTCAAAGGCGTGGTCAGCACCTACAAGCCGGTCTACGAACAGGCAGAAGTCCTGTACGTACGAGAGCAGGAAACACAAGGAGCAATCGCAATGGCCGATACCCCGGAGGCCCCGGTAGCCGGGGCGGTCACAGAGCCAATTCAGATCGACCTTGAACCATTCACGCGGCGGATTGAGGCGTCATTCGAGTCATTCGCGGATCGCATCCACAAGCTCGAGGAGCGGAGCCGCCAGGACATCGTGATCCCGGTGCCGCAAGGCAGCCAGTCCGACCTCAGTCGAGGCAACTGGATGCAGATGATCCTCCGCACGATGACCGGCGAACGTGTCTCCGACTTGGAGACTCGCGCGTGGGCCGACCTCATCACGGGAGACAACCTCGGCGTCGTGCCCGAGAGCTTCAGCACGGAGCTTCTCGGCATCATCGATGCCAACCGGCCATTCCTCGGCTCGACCCGGCAGGTCCCGACGCCGACGACGGGCGTGACCCTGAACATGCCCGTCCTGACGACTCGGCCAACGGCCGGCGTCCAAGTCAACGAGAAGGATGAGATCACGAGCACGGAGACCTCGATCACCTCGACGGGCTTCGATGCCGTGACGATCGCGGGCGGCGGCGACATCAGCCTCCAGCTGCTCAAGCGTTCCTCACCGTCCTACCTCGATCTGTATCTCCAATTGCTCGCCGAGGCGCTGTCGGAGAATGCCGAGGCCGAAGCCATCGCCGCGCTGCTCGGGGCCGGCGTCACGCCCGGCACGGGCACGCTCGATCCCGAGGCTCTGCTGATCGGCGAGGCATGGACCAATGCCCGCGCCGTTCGGCAGCGGGCCGACACGATGTGGCTGTCGAGCGATGCCGTTGCGGCGTTCATCGACGCCAAGATCGACGGCACCAATGCGCCGCTGTACTCGACCCTCGCGGCTGACATCACGGTCGGGGGCGGACCAGGTGGGCGCGTCTCTGGCCTCCGGCCGGTATTCGTTCCGGCGCTCGACGGATCTGGTTCCGATGTCGTCATCGGGCCGTCGCGCGGCTTCGCATGGGCCGAGGATGGTGCATTCACACTCCAGGTCGATGTGCCTTCGAAGGCGGGTCGCGACGTGGCCCTCATCGTCATCGACTGGTACGCGCCGCTCTATCCCACGGCCTTTACCGAGTGGTCGGTCTAGCAGCATGGCTGACTGGCCGGACATCGACGAGTTCAAGCAGGTCGTCAACGTCGACACGCAAGCCGACAACTGGACGACCACCCTCGAACGTGTCCTGGCCAGCGCTATCGATCGCGTCAAGCATGACGTTGGTTCGTGGGACGACTCCATCGACGAACCCGACGAAGCCCTCGCGCAAGCAGCTCTGCGGATGGCCGAGCTGATCGCGGAACGACCAGAGACGGCAACGGCCGGGACATCTGACCCGACCTACGTGCGTCTCCTATTTGGCCACCGAAAGAGGTTTGGATTCTCATGAGCACCAAGACGACCTTCATTCGCACCGACGCCGCGGGTGCGTTCACCTACGAGCGCAATTTCAAGGGCGTGATCCACGGTCTGGAGTTTCAGATCGGGACGCTGACGACGCCGGACATCGACGTCACCGACGACACCTACGGGGTCTCGTTCCTGTCTGTGAACGGCGTGGCGGCCGACACGGCCTACTATCCTGGCGAGTTCCTCCAGGACAACGCTGGCGCCGATCTTGAGGTCGACACCGGCGTCAAGGCTGGCACTGCGGCGGTCTGCATGGGCGTGCTCAAGGTCGTCGTGACCGGCGGCGGCAACACGTTCAAGGGCCGCCTCGTCGTCCTCTACGACTGACCATGAGCCAGCGGACGCTTGACGCCATCGCCAAGCGTGAGTCTGCCAAGAGGCCGGTTCCGATACTGGTGCCTGTCTCCAAGATCGTCCGCAAACCGAAGGCTACGGTGATCGTCGAAACGCTCGACGAAGGCGTCCCGATGGACGCTGCGGACTACATTGGTCAGCCTGCCGAGTCGTGAGCCTCAAGGGCGGTCCTCAACTGCGCGCGCGGCTGAAGGCGATTCGCGTCGCCTTCAAGCCGATCGGCCGGACGTGGGCCGACGGGGCGGTTGACGAGCTGCGTCAGAAGGTCCCGGTACGAACGGGCAAGACGCGGCGCTCGTTCCGGGTCAAGAGCGCGACGCAGCGCAAGGCCACGGTGGTGGGAGCGTTCACGGCCTACTTCATCGACGCCGGGCCGGTGCGTCACACGATCACCGCCAAGCACGCGCCGAACCTCGTCTTCCAGGGCCGATCCGGTCGGACGATCTTTGCCAAGAAGGTCAACCACCCGGGCTACCGCGGCCGGCCGTTCCGTGGACGCGCGGCGCATGAGGCGCTGCGAAAGAACCCGATGGCGCAGGGCATCATCGATCAGTGGAACCGGGCGGCATGAGTCAGGCCGCCTACCGCGCCGCTGCCGTCCAGTTCCTGTTCGACTACGCCGGCGATGCCGGGATCAAGCTCCAGGTGTATCCCGGCCGCCCGCGGACGATCTACCCGCCGACGGGCTTCGTGGACGCGATCCGCGAGACGTTCACAGCATTCACGGAGCACCACTTCCAGCGCGTTCCGATCGTCGAAGTGATCCTCGTCCACAGTCTTTTCGACTCGCAGGATGCCGCCGATCAGAAGGACGCCTTCGTGGACGGTTTCGTCGAGTGGGCCTACGAGCGAGCGCACGCCGCCGGGGCGAACACGCTAATCGGCGTCGCGTCCACGGAGGACATCCCCAACTACGTCCCCGACTGGCTGCCACCGGAGCAGCAGCGGATCTACTACGCCACGCGCATCGACTTGGAGGGCTTCGGCACGAACTAAACGAACAGGGTCTCCGTAGACCAGTGCCCGGTCGGTAGGGCGCACTCACCGTAGCGAATAGGAGTACCCGATGGCGGTTCAAGGCATCGTCAAGCGCCGCAAGCACCAGTTTGGGCGGCAGACTGATTTCGGCACGAAGGTCCCGGCGACCCGTGCCTACCCATTCAAGGGCGTGCCGGACGTCGATCTCGGCTGGACGGACCCCGACGTCGACGAGGGCTCGGTCGATCCGATCTCACCGCCATTCCGCGGCGTTGAGAACGTCACAGCCCCGCTGACCGATCCGGCCCTCAAGTACAACAACCTTCCCCTGCTAATGGCCGGTGTCTTCGGTGCCAACGAGGACCCCGTGACTGGCGGCGGCGGTCAGGAGACGTGGACGCACACGCCAGCCTCGCTGACGATCGACACGCTGGACCTGTTCACGTACGAGTTCGGCGACGATGTCCTGACCGACTGGTATCAGCTTGGCGATGCCGTCATCGAGACGCTCGAGATCACGGGCACGCGCGATCCTGATGGGCCGCTGACTACGTCGATGTCCTGGCGGTTCGGCTCGGCCTCGTCCACCGGCTCGACGGATTCGCCGGTCGACGGTTCGGTCCCGACCGCTGATCTGAACGTCGCGACGGCCGACGCGATGGTCTACCTCAAGGACGGAGCGATCTACATCGCGTCCGATCCCGATGATCTGCCGACCAGCCAGATCAGCGACGCGCTGCACGCCTTTGTCTGGCGCGTCACCAACACCTTCGATCAGAAGCGCTACGCCAATGGCGACAAGCTCTTCGACATCGACGCGTACGCCTTGGTGTCCCGGCTGATCGAGCTCGAATGCACGTTCGCCAAGACGGCAGACACGGTTGGCACGGGTTCCGAGTCGGATGCCTGGTTCAGCGACACGGCCAATGACCGCTACATCCGGCTCTTGTTTGAGTCCACCGTCGAGGCGGCAGCGGGTGTCTTCCATTCCTGGCAATTGACCTCGCCGATGCGCTACTTCACGCGGGCAGAGGGCGAGATCGGCGGCAACACGGTCATCATCCTGACGGCGCATGCGTTCTACGATGCCGCGACGCCAGAGCCCGTGGTCGAGAGCATTGCGGTCACGACGCTGGCCGGGCTGGATCTGTGATGGACGTTACGATGCGCTGTCCCTGCGCTCCCAAGGACGGGGAGGTCAGACACCCCGACGGCGACACGGTCACGCTTCGCGACACGCTCGACTACCGGACAGTGACGACGATCCGAAAAGCGATGACCGTCGTCGACACCGAGGATGATGCGGTGCGTCTCGCCGAGCGTCTGGCCATCTGCACCGAGTTCTACATGCTCATGGGCATCGAGCGCTGGACCATTGTCGATGAACGGGGCAAAGCCGTCCCGGTGAGCCACGGGGCGATCCGTGAGCAGCTCTTCACATCGGTCGATGTCGAGGCGGTTTCCGAAGCCGCCGAAGAGCTGTACAACTCCGTGGTCCTCCTCCCTTTGGTGCTCAGGGCGTCGCGCTCATCGCCGCCTATGCCGACGCCCGAATCGACATCTCCGACGCCGACGGAGCCGAAGCCCCTGAGGCCCTTGAGGCGATCCTCGACTACCACTACCCCGACGGACGGCATCGAGACGATTACCTCGTCGCCCGGTGGCGCCTCCAACTCCTCGCAGAGCTCAGTGTCGGCAGCCTGATCCGCCGCGACGCGGCCATTGAGGACGCTGGAGTGAAGAGATTGCAGAGGGCAGCCAATGGCCGCCGCTGAGACCGCGCGCCTCATCGCCAGCCTTGAGCTCAAGGACAACATGTCCAAGGGCATCAACTCCGCCGTGGGCGGCATTGGGAGGCTCGAAAGCAAGTTCAACAGGATCGGAGGCATCGCGCAGAGGGGCATTGGTAACGCTGTTCGCAACATCGAACGGCTCGGCATAGCTGGCGGACTTGCGCTTGCCGGGGCCGTGGCGTTCGGCATTCGCTCCCTCGGCGACCTGGCGAGAACCACGGAGCAGACCAACGCCGTCATCGCCTCCACCGGGGGTAAAGCCGGGGTCACGGCGGCGGCCGTGCGCGACATGGCCAACAGCCTGAAGAACCTCTCGACCGTCGATGACAAGGTCATCCAGGACGGCGAGAATATGCTCCTCACGTTCACCGGGATCGGGAAGGACATTTTCCCGCGGGCCACCAAGGCCGCGCTGAACATGGCCGTGGCGATGGCCGCTGGCAACGTCGAACAGGTCGACTTGCAGGCATCGGCCATCCGACTCGGCAAGGCGTTGAACGATCCCGTGAAGGGCATGACGGCCCTCCGCAAGGTCGGCGTTGCGTTCACCGCCGAGCAGATAAAGCAAATCAAGGCGCTCGTGGAGGCGGGCGACACCGTCGGCGCGCAGACGATCATCCTCAAGGAGCTGGAGACCGAGTTCGGCAATGCTGCGGCGGCCGCAGGTAAGGGTCCAGAGGCCTCGTGGCGCCGCCTTCAGGATACGGGTGAGAATCTATCGCAGTCGATCGCGCGCGGCCTTCTCCCGGTGCTCACGAGGGCGTCCGATTGGCTGTCCACGAAGCTCGCCGATCCGGCGGTGGTCAAGAGGATCGATGAGATCGGCGCGGGACTCGGCCGCGCCGGCGAGCAGGTCCTCGCATTCATCCAGACCGTCGATTTCGCGCGGATCGCCGATAGCCTTGGGATCGCGGTCGGCTTCGCAGGGAACATCGTGTCGGCCTTCCTGGCGATGCCCGATTGGGTCAAGACCGCCGTCATCACCGGCTGGGGCCTGAACAAGCTGACCGGCGGCGCCGTGAGCGGGATCATCGGTGAGCTCGGCAAGGGGCTCATCAAGGGCGTGCTCGGGATGAACGCGGGCGTCGTCAACATCAACGCGGCGACCGTGAATGGAGTCCCCGGAGTCAGCGCAGTCGCCGCAAAGGGCGGGCTCGGCGTGGCGTCTAAGGTCTTTCTCGTGGGAGAAGCCATCGGCTTGGCGTTGCTGGTGAACGAGGTCCGCAACGGCATCGCCGATGGCAATACCAAGACCTCGCAGGCCATCGCGACACAGACGCACGATTGGCTCGCCGGGCAGCCTTCCAAGGCCGACCTAGAAAAGGGGCTGGCCGGCGTTGAGAAGGGGATCGCGGATCTGCAAACGTCAAACCTGCCCCTCTTCCTGGTGCAGGGCGACGCGCTGGACAACCTCAAGAAGCTGCGCGTTGAGATCAAGCAACAACTCGCCGAGGCCCTTGGCCAACGGCTGACGGGCAACCTTGGCCGCCCAGGGCCGATGGGCCTTGCCGCTTCGGCATTGGCAAAGACCGCCACGACCATGACGGCCATCCAGGTCGGCCTTCGTGCTGACTTCGCAGCGGCGGTCGCGGCACTGCGGACGGCCAGCGATCCGAAGGCGATCCTCGCCGCCGCCGCTCGCGTGACGAAGGACATCCTCGGCGGCGTCGGGTCGGCCGGAACGACAAAGGGGACGATCGCCGATCTGACCGTCAAGCGCGACGCGGCGCTGAAGGCCGGTGACAAGACGACTGCCGCGATCCTGACCGCCGAGATTCGCAAGATCAGTCCGCTTGTCGCCGGACGCGCTCAGCAGGCCGCGCTGCTGGCGCAGGGTGCAAAGGTCGTCTCATCCAACGAGAGCGTGAAGCAGAAGGTCGCCGATCTTAAGAGCATCGAGAGCACGCTGCTTAGCGAGCACCGGACCACGGCTGCCGGGATCATCCAAGGGCTGATCGATGTCGTCAGCGCGGTCAAGGGGATCAGCATCCCTATCTTTCCGGTAGCAGGCGCGCTGGTCGGCAACGTCCACAACATGCCCGGCCCGAGACTTACCCCAGGCGGGCTCGTGGGCAATGTCCACAACATGCCCAGCGTCAATGTCACGACCAATGTCAACGTCACCGCGGCGCAGGTCACGAAGTCGATCGTGGTCCAGAACCGCTTCGGGCCGTCGGGTGGGTCACGCGAGATCAGCCACGACCTGATCTGATGAGCCTCCATTACATCTATTCGGACGCGCCGGCATCAACGATCGACATCACCGATCGTTGTCGGGTTCCTGGTCAAACCGGTCCCGTCCTCGAGGTCAAGGAACAGGCCGAAGAGGGCGCCGTCCCCATCTCGTCACTGGTCGTCGACGATCCACTGGGCGACATCGAGTTCACCGGTCACCGTCGTCTGTACATTTATGAAGACACGGCGCCCGTCGACGATCAGGTCATCTACAACGGCTTTACCGCAAATGAGCGCGTAGCCAGAGGCCCGAACCGACGTGGGGCCGGGCGCCAGTGGACGCTCGACCTGTCCGATCCCGACGTCCTGATCAATCGCCGGATCCTGAACGGTACGGATGCCAACCGCCCTGCTGAGACGGACCTCGCGCGCATCCAGGCGCTGCTCACGATGACCGAGCTGAACACGGTCGACGATGACACGTACGTCAACACCGGAGCTGCGACGACGGCGATGGATGCCGTCGACTATCGCGGTCAGAACGTGGGCGCCTACATCGACGACTGCCGCCAGGCATCAGGAAAGAACGCCTACATCCTGTACATGGAAGCGCTCGGCCAATACGGCTTGTGGTACGACTTCGCGTCGTCGACCGAGTACGACTCGGGTGCCTTCCTGACGACGAATGAGGCGCAGGAGATCGACAATGACACGATCTTCGGCTACTCAATCGAGCGGACCTACGTCAACCGCGATCCATCTCGCGTGGCGTCCGGCATCTACCTCGAATGGGCCGGGAATCCCGCGATCTATGTCGAGGATGCAGACACGATCGACGCCTTTGCCGCGATCGACTGGGCGGCGCCCTCTGAGAACGTCAAAAGCGAAGCGAAGGCGACGGCCCGCGCCAACCGCTACCTGAACGATGCGGATACCGAGCACGAGACGATCCATACGGTCGTCACGGATATCCCGCGCGACAAGGTCAACAAGATCAAGAAGGGGCAGCTCGTCCAGATCAAGGGCGAATGGATGC